ATAATTTTAGGCATTAATAAATTATCTTCTAAACTCTTAATAGCTACACTATCGTTGTAATGCTTTGCCTTTAACAACTTAATCTGGGTATATGATACACTTGAATAAATACCTAAACAAATCATTACAGCTATTGACATGATAACTAAGCCAATTAATAGTCTATTTTTGTTTTCTGAATCTTCTAGTACTATCTCAGTACTTTCATTCAATAGGGTGTCTTTTGTCATTTTATTTAGTTTTAATTGTTATAACATTCACATCTTACCATTTCAATCTCTATTTCTCCTAAATCATTTGTTAAATACTCAGGAACTCGGCCATCAATACAATCGGGATTCTTACAACTCATATCCTTTTCATCATTGGGACTTATAAATTGACGTTCATCTATAAACATAAAGCCAGGATTATCGTTGTTATTCCTAAAATAATAGCGTAACACTTCATTAGGTTGTAATCGTTGTATCTTTTAACAAACGTATTCATTACCGCACTTTGATAATCTCCTGTAATGTAAGATGATGCAATTAGTAAATTATTATCTTTCTCATCTACTATGAATACACTACTTTTATTTCTGATTGATACTTTCTTAGGTAGTTTCATTACTTTTGTAGTTTTAAAATGGTTGATACTAATAAAGCATTAATGTTATCAAAACCTTTTAAGGCTGCTTTATCCTTTAATTTTGCCTTATCCAATTTATTTGGCGGCATTTTAATTGTTAATACATTACTCATGTTAATTGTTTTTATTAGTTTATACGTCAAATGTAGTAATACTATTTAGTATTACCTAATGTATTTTAAAAGTATTGCCTAAAGTGTTGATTTTCAAATAGAATCATTTTGTATTAAATAATTGTTTATATTTGCTTATCAATAAGAATCAATTAATAACCATCGCTGCAAATAGCAAACTGTTAATTAATTTAACGGCTAAACTTTGTGGTTACCGTTATATAAAGGACGATTTATTCCAAGAGTTTCTTTTGATACTTTTGGAAACAGAAGAGCAAAAGTTAATTGATAAAATGAATGAAGGGAAGTTTATTAGCCATTGTTCTAATTTGATTAATAGATTAAACATTGATAGATACAGGGCTAAGAAGTTTATAAACACATCTAATCCATTAGTAGAAAGGAATGATACTTTTGAATTAGATTTTGATATTAAAGACGAATGTTATAACTTTGATATTGATGTTAAATTTGAAAAGGTTGTTAAGTTAGTTAGAGAGCAACCATTGAAAGGTCAAATACTATTCCAATCGGTTGTATCTACTACTAGAGAAATCGCTAGTGAATTAGGTATAAAGGAAAAGAATTTAATATACGCTAATAATAAATTTAAAATAGAATTAAGAAAACAAATAAGATAATGAAAACACTATTAAAACACAAAGACTTTATAGAAATGGTCGCTAGGGATTTAATACGCCCCGATAACTCAAATGACAATGTTAAAGAGATATTAGCAGCATATTCCAAAATAGACAATACTGCTGAGATATTAGTAGGATGTTCAACTTGTGATAATAAGTTTAAAGATACATTTAAGATTATATTGGCTTATATGAATAAACCAGAAGATAAATCTAAAAAATAATGGATGAACAACCAAAAGCATTTAAAGCAGTTTATGACGTTCCTTTATTTGGAATGTCTAAACGTGCTCAAAACTTATTAATTGATAGAGCGGAACGATTGTTAAAGGTAGCCATTCCTAAATATATTACTTTAGGCAAAGCTAAATATCCTCACAAATTTGAAATATACTATACTACACATGATAGCAACCAAATGGAGGGTTAATACGTTTAACTCTAAATTACTTAAAAGAACGTTTACAATAATTCTAAACTAATGAAAAAACTATTACTATTAATCCTATTTGTAGGATGTCAAAAGAATAAAAAAACAGTTGAGCCAGAACCAACATCAAAAGTATATTGCTGGTATCAAATGGGATTTAACAACTCCTTTGTGTTCTACAAATGCACCTCAACAGATGCAGAATATCAGGCTACTTCAAACTATGGAGCAGCTAATCAAATGAACCTAACTGTTAAAGAAAAGAACAGTTGTAACGAATGTCAATAATGCAAGACGAATACGAATCAATAAACTTTTGGAAATAAATGGCAAAGCATAAGTATATAGAAACACCAGAAGCTCTTTTAGAGTTGTTTGAATCCTATGTTAAAGAAACTAAGAGTAAACCATTCATAGTTAAAGATTGGGTAGGTGGTACAGGAAAAGAAGTGTTAAGAGAGAAAGAAAGACCAATTACATTAGAGGGATTTAGAGTATATTCATTTAAAGTCATGGGATGCGTTAAGCAATACTTTGATAATCCAGATAATAGATATGATGAATATATTACTATCTGTTCGCACATAAAGGATATAATACGTTCTGAGCAGATTGATGGAGGTATGGCGGGAATTTATAACCCTAGTATTACACAACGTTTAAATGGATTAACTGAGAAAACAGAAAACACTAATCTTAATACCAACATATCTATCCTAAACATAGACCCTTTAGATAAACCAATGGATTAATGCCACTCAAACAAACAACCGCTTTAAGAAAGATAGCAGCTTTAACTAAAAAGTATAGAGCGGTTAGAGGTGGACAAGGCTCATCTAAAACATTTAGCATATTAACAATTCTCATTAACCATGCTAGTAGTAAGGCTAATAGGAATATTTATGTAGTATCTGCTGAACTTACAAAGATGCGTGAAACGGTTATAAAGGATTTTATATTCATTATGACAGAGGCAGGAATATTTAATGCCGATAATTTTCTAGCAGGTACACTTTACAAATATCCAAACGGCTCAACAATTAAGTTTCTAGGATTAGATAAAGAAGATGTAGGTAAAGGTTTACGTTCCCATGTTGTTTACTTTAATGAGGTTAATAAAGTTAATCAAGAAACGTTTAGGCAAATGGCTTCGCGTTCTGATAATATCTATTTGGATTACAATCCAGATGCTGAGTTTTATGTAGATACTGATATACTTACACGCCCCGATTGTGATTTTATACAACTAACATTCAAAGATAACGAGTGCTTAAAAGAGGGTGAAAGGGATGAGATTCTAAACTATTACAATCAAGGTTATAATTTAGATGGTAGCATTAAGAATAAATATTGGGCTAACTTATGGCAGGTTTACGGATTAGGTAACATTGGAAACCTTATTGGCGTTATATTTGAGAATTGGACTGAAATAGATACTATACCAAATGACGCTGATTTTATATCGTATGGTTTAGATTTTGGTTTTGCAAATTCAAAGACTGCTTTTATGGTAATGTATAGAAAAGAAAATAATCTTTATTTAAAAGAACTTATTTATAAAACTGGGTTAACTGGAGCTGACACTATTAAGGAATTTGAAAAGTTAAATATCAGTAAACACCTTTCAATTGTTGCTGACCATGCTAGACCAGAGATGATTGAAGATATACGAAGGGCAGGTTATAGAATCAGAGAGTGTACTAAAGGCCCTGGTAGCGTAATTACTGGAATTGATACGTTGCAGCGTTACAATCTATTCATTACGTCCGATTCGCCAAATGCTATAAATGAAGCTAGATTATACAGATGGGATCAGGATAAAAAAGGGAATAACTCAAACGAACCTAAAAAAGAAAATGACGACTTTTGGGATGCTACACGTTATGCTGGAAACCGATTGAAAAAATCAACTTTCATTATACAATAAATCGGGAAAATTCGTAAAAAAAGCGTTAATACTTTGATGAAAGTAACTAATAGATACGAAGATTTAACTGTGGAACAATTCCAACAATTAGAGGCTCTGAAAGAAGATACTACCTTAGATAAGTTAGATAGTGCTATTAAAAGGCTTTCTATCTTATCAGGTAAATCAATTGATTATATCGAATCTCTTAGTGGAACAGAGGTTTATAATCATTTGCTTTCTGCTATATTCTTAACACTTCCTATAACTGAAATGGCAAGTCCAGAGCAGTTTAAACTAGGAGGTAAACAGTTTAGGTATATCAAACATATTTACGAATACACAATAGCACAAGAGAAAGATTGGAAAGAGATTTTAGCTGCTAATGATAACAACTATTATAAGTGTTTACCTGAATTAATGGCTATTTGTCATCAAGAGTTTGAGAATGATAAATGGGTTTACAATCCTAATAATCACTTAGAAAACGTAGAGTTATTTAAGAAATCAAAACTTAGCGAATCACTTGGGGGTGTTTTTTTTTATTCAAAATGTTTCAAGAGTTATATAGAAACTATAAAGGATTGTTTAACTCAAACGCATTTAGTGATGAACGAAGTAAATCAAATGATGATGGACGACCAAGACTTTCAGAGTTTTTTGAAAGATGGGGATGGGAATACTCGGTTGGCTTAGTGGTTCAAGATACCAACTTAACAGAAGATGATGTATATGGTTGGAGTGTAACAAGGTACTATCAAAAGTTAGCATACTTAAAAGATAAAGGAAAGTTTGAAATACAATTAAATGGCAGTAGATAAAATGGAATGTATAAAGTTTGCGGAATGGATTGCTAAAAATCATTATATAATGTGTAATGAAGAAAAAGATAATTGTTATTGGCAAAATGAAGATGGCATTAAAACAAGTGATGAATTATATGAATTATTTGGTTTAGAATGGCAGTAGATAAAGATATAATAAAATTACTTGACGAGTTCAATAAAAAATTAGTAGATGATACTAGGGTTTCTTTGCAAGCAAAGCTAGATGAACGTGCTGCAGAACATAAAGGAAAGAAGGTTAAAAGTAGATTATGGGCATCTGTTTATGGAGCACCTGCAATTTATCAGAATGGTAAAATAACCATGAAACTTGAAATGAATGATTACTGGGATGTTGTTAATGATGGACGTAAACCATCTAATGTTAGCGAGGAAGGACAAAATAAGATAGCAGAATGGAGTGATACAAGAGGCTTTGCTGAAAAGATTAGAATTAGTGATTTAGCCCAAAGAAAGAAAGACCAACAAGAAAGGCAAAGTTTATCAGAGAGAAAAGGTAAACTAAAGACATTAAAAAAGATGCCATTTGATAGGGCAAAGAAAGTAGCAGGTTTTTTAGTTGCTAGGAGTTTA